ATACTGATAAGTAAATCTAGACCACACTTCATGTTTCTCTTCAATTGGTAAGATGTCAAAGAATATAAATTCATCTGAAGTTACATTAGTTCCCTCTTTTACTATAGTTTTGAAATGTAACTTATCTTCCCACCTCATTAAAAAATCTTTTAACTTTATATCGTCGCCTTCTTTATACCACAGATGTAATAAAATAAGAGATTGTAAATCTGAATGAACCTTACTAATTGAGTTCATTACATCATCTTCATATTCAGTATCTATAAAATCCGATAACTTAATTCGTACTCTCATAGTTCTTTGCATCACTTTACTCCCGAATCACAATGTTCTGTTTGATTAAACTCACACCACTTACAATTTTTCTTTGATGGTGTCTTAATATAAGTATGGTCTGTATTATATTCTCCATCAATAAACGACTGGTCTATGAATTGATTTAGATTAGTTATAACTTTGTTGACACTAGGTTTGCCACTAGCTGGACTGAACGTCTGAACTCTACGTTGAGGAAAGTCTAATCCCTCATACAATTTTCTCTTTACAATAAAGTATTCTACATCAATCTTATCTAATGATATATCTTTTTCTGCACCATAGAAGTGTTTGTATAAAAGTAGTTGGTCTGTCTTAGTCTTGTCAGCCTTTTGCCATTTGTTCCATCCCATAGTAGATGTTTTGATATCAATTATCTTATATCTATCTCTGACCTTATCATACATAACAACATCCATGTAACCAATAAACTTAATATCATTTGGTAGGTCATAGTTTATTGGAACTTCTATACCTACTAACTCATAACCTTTCTTACTAAAATATCTGTTTCTGTTTTTCTTAAACCAGTCTAATATAATTAACCCATGTGAATAAAATTCTTCCATATCTTTCTGTTCACAAAATATTTCTCCACCATTCTTATCCATTATTTGTTTGTAGTTACGTGTCATTCGTGTTAGTAACATTTTTTCTAATGGAAGAGCATCAGCCATCTTAGCGGTATCATTGTACATTATGGTTAGATATGTCTGAAGAACTTCATGCATTGAAGTACCAAACATGGTGTGTATACTATCTGTCCACTCACCCAACTTATCAACGTAATTTAATTTCCACTTGTATGGACAAGTTACCCATTGATTATACTGACTATAACTTATTTTCTTCATCAATCCATCCACTTTCCGTGATTAATTAAATGGTATACTCTATGTGTAAACATCTCCCATACCAAGCCAACTAAGGTATCTGATTTATAGACACCAGCTTTACAAATATAACTGTACACTATTTACCCCACTTACCATTCTTTACAATAGTAGCCATAATACCATAGTTACTCACGTCCAAGTAAGCATCTTCTAGTGGTTCATCTTTTACAGCTGTCTCTCTATTGTTCATCAACAGAGTTTTTACTCTTTGTAATTTATCATTCATACGAAACCACAAGCCAGTAAGAGATAAGTGTACCTCCTCTTTAGTTTGTAGTTGTGTGCCTACTGATATATTACCAGGACCGTAGTCATGTTGTTTATGTAAGAATAACTCATATTGTTCTCGTTGTAACTTACGAAACTCGGTAGTCATTTCTGGCCACTCTTTTTCCATTTTAGTTATTACATCAGAAACTTTTTCTGAATTAAGATTCTTAGTATCTTTTATAACCTTCATATTTCTCTCCAATTTATATCTAAATATACACAGAAAAGTGTATACAAGTCAAGTACTTTTTTTATAAATTACCTGAATTAATACTACCGACAACATTGAGTCCTGCATCTTTTATCTTACGTTCTTCTATTCCCCACTTTCTAGCAGTCTCACCTAACTCCATCATACCACCTTCTGTCAGCATTAGCATATCTATAGCATCTATAGCCTCTCTTCTACTAGACTCATCACTATTTCTCATAATGTTAATTAACCATTCTGGATATTTCATATCACTTTTCCCCTTTGTATATTTTAACCACTGCTTACCTTTTGGTAAAACATTGGTGTATAGTTTATATAACTCTTTTGGTTTTAAGTTATACTTTTGTAATTCATTTACTAAGTCAATCCACTCTGGTTTCATAGATAAAAATCTATTTACCATATAGTTTGAGAATGACTTCTTATCTTCTACTGAAATCTCTTCCCAATAATTAGGATTTTGAACCGCTGTTATCTGATTTATATGGTCGAACAGACTCTTCTTTTTTACCGAAGATTTCTTCCCATTTCTTTTCCCACTCATTCTGAGTTATTCCTCTTCTTAGTTTATCGCCTTTACCAGCACCTGTATTCTTTTTACTCATTGCCTTTTGGCATCATTTTTTCTGGCACTTTACCACAATTTCCACAACTAAATACTTCGATTGGTATTAAAGCTTCTTGGCCTGATGGTGACATTAAAGCAGATACTCGTCTTATAAAGTAAGACTTTATAAAAGAATAATTACCACAATCATCACAGGTTAGAGATTCAGTATCTTCAATATGTAACTTTTTCTGTGGTGGTTTTATTGGTTTTATTGGTTTTGTACTCATTTTATTACCCCTAGTAATTCTATTAACATTGCCATAGCATTTATTTCTTTATCTGGTACTTGACCATCTGACAATTCATATCTTGCTATAATTAAAATACATTCTGCAACATGACCTTTACCCCAACCATCTACCTCATCATACAACAATCTAAACAAGTCAGCAAAGTCTGTAATCTTATTATCTAATAACAATTGTCTTATATCTTTGAATGCATTCTTTTTATTTTGTGTTTTTAAAATCTTTAACAACTTTAATTTATAATCGTTCTGTATAATACTTGTGGTATCTAATTTTAGTTTACCTTTAACTACGTTTCTTTGAGATGCATTAATAACTCTACGAATATCAGGATAACCACTATCTATCAGAACCTTTAAATCTTTCATATCAGACATAACGTTCTCTTTTAATAATATGTCGTGTATATGTATAGCCACTTCTTTCTTTGATGGTGGTACTATCTGAAACGATTGACAACGAGACTGTATCGGGTCAATTATTCTTTCCACAAAATTACAAGTTAGAATGAATCTACAATGTTTAGAGAATGTCTCCATAAGATTACGAAGAGCAGCTTGAGCATTAGGTGTTATGTAATCACACTCGTCTAAGATTATAATCTTGTAATCCTTGAAACCCATTGTGGAAGCAAAGTTCTTAACCTTTGTCCTAACAGTTTCTACATTGTTTTCATCAGAAGCATTGATGTATAGATAATCACATTCTATGTTCTTGACTAGTATTTTAGCGAGAGTGGTTTTACCTGTACCGGCTTTACCATATAATAAAAGGTGTGGTAAGTCTCCACTCTCAAGGTAAGCAGACACTTTATCTTTGAGATGTTCATTCCCAATGTAAGTGTCTAGGTTATCTGGCCGATACTTTTCTACCCATAATGTATTACTCAAATTTTTCTCCATATCCAAATTGGTTCACAAAATGTTTTGTCTTTTGTTTCTTCTGTTTTCTTTAAAGCTTCTTTTGTATAGTCCTCTGATTTAGCTGTACCAGCACCTCCACTATTTGGTCTTTTTGCTAGTTCCATTCCAATACAACCTTGATACTCTGAATCAGTAAATGTTGATAAGAAATTATTCATTGGATTACATATCTCCAACCAACTCTTAGACGATTTAGAACTAGAATAAACATCTGATATGTTTACTAATAAGTATCCACCACTTTTCACAGAACACCATAAATTTTTCAAAGTCTTATGTAAGAATTGTTCATTCCACTCATTGATTTCTTTATAATTTACCCAACTTTGAGTATCATCATAACTATAACGTTCAACATTAAAATATGGTGGTGATGTAAACACCGTATCAAATGTATCTTTATATTTTGTAAAGTCTACATCTTCAGCTGGACTACAAATAAATTCTGTATTTTTCTTTGGTTCAAACATTGTTTTGTGTTTGTCATAGAACTCTGATTGTTCCTTGTATATTGGATGATTCTCTTTACGAGGATCAATACCAACATAATACTCTGATGTTTCACTTGCATAGAA